GCGGTAGGGACTCCCTCCATCGTCGGGAAGATTCTGGCCGTCGGGGCCATTGCCTCTGCGATGGCCTTCGGGTCGCCTTCTGTCTCTGCTGTCACCCCCAAATCCGTCGGGGCCATTGCCTCTGCGGAGGCGGTGGGAAGCCCGGTCGTCGTCGTCGGAAAGCGTCTTTGCGGGGCTATCCAGAGCCAAGAGGATTTCGGTCTGGCCGTGGTCCAGGAGGCCACGGCGGACATATTCGGTGCCGGCGGGATAGACCCCGGGGAGGCGGTGGGATCGCCCGCTCTGGTCGGGGCGATCGGGATGACCGGGATCCCTGGCGCAGAAGATTTCGGATGGGCGTGGGTCTATGAGATTACGTTCTGCGGGAATATCGCCTCTGAGGAGGCGTTCGGGGCGCCTGTCATCCAGGCGCAACAGCCGACGGGCGTCGGCGGGATCGCCTCCCTGGAGGGCCTGGGCACGCCCAGGATCGGCGGAACCGTCGCCCCTGGAGCGATCACGTCCGCGGAGGCGCTCGGCGGACCTCGTCTCCTGGGGACGGTCAGCCCGGCCTCGATTGGCTCCGGCGAGGCCGTGGGCTCGCCCCAGGCCGGGGGCCTGATCAGGCCCTCCGGGATATCCTCCTCGGAGGCCGTCAGCGGGTGCGGGATAGGGGGGATCATAGGCCCGTCCGGCATCCAGGCGCCTGCGGATCCCGCGGCCCCGGCCCTGAGCGGAACGATCAGCCCGTCCGGGATCGGCAGCGGGTTTGTGGCCCCGGTCCCCAACGTATTATCGGTCGCACCTAATGCCATCCAGGGCACGGGACAGATAGTCTCCCTCGAGGCGTTCGGAACTCCGGCCATCCTTGGGATCCTGGCGCCGGCCTCGATCGCCTCCTCTGAGACGGTCTCTGCTCCGGTCATGGCCGGCCATATCCACGGTGTCGGCGGGATCGGGTCCACGGAGAGCCTGGGCGTTCCGACTGTCGCGCAGGTCCTGACCCCGTCGTCCATCGGCTCCGCAGAGGCAACTGGAACCCCTGCTATACTTGGGATAGCCCATCCGGGCGCTGATTGCGCCACGTGGGCATCCAGGACGATGAAGAACAAAAAACTCGGACCAAAGCACACACCACGGGGACCGAAACATGCACCCATCGGCCCCAAGGGCAGTCGCTGCCCGTCATAGGAGGACGACATGGCCATCGGATATTTCACGGACGTCAATGAAGCGAACATCCATTTTGCGGCCAACCGCCTGAACATCAGCGCCTGGTCGGCGCTGACGCCTGCTCAGAGGTCAGCCGTCCTTATGCAGGCCTTCCAGCGCCTGTACTATTCGAAGGAGTTCGTCTTGCCGACCTTGGCCGAGGCGACAATCGCAGAGCTTCCCACCCTGCAGCTCGCACAGGCGGAATTTGCCTATTACCTGGCCCTGGACAACGGTGACGAGGACCGGAGGAAGGGCCTCCAGGCCCAGTCGACCATCGAGGCCGGCATCATCAAGGAGAAGTACTCCGAAGCCCAACTCAAGGACACTCCCGTTCCCCAGTTCGTCAGGGACATCCTTGGGGCCTACTCGTCGGACATCCCCTCGACGGCGTTCGGGGCGATCGACCTCAACAGGGATGAGAACGAATCCGTCGATACGCCCGTGGATGGGTATTACGACACATGACCGATCTGGAACGCCTGGAGCGGATCTACAAGGCCGCCGGCAACCGTCTGCGTGAGCTCACGACGCCCCGCCGGGGGGGCCTCTATGGGGCGGCCTCCGCAACCTCCAACTCCCGAGCCGTCGTGAGCGGCCTGAACCGCGCCCTCGACAAGTGGGGCCGGTCAGCGATCGAGGCCTCTTATCTCACCGGCGCCCGGAAGGCGGAGAACGTCCTCCTCCATATGGGCCTGAGCAGGGTCTATAAACACCCGAGCCTGGACCGGAAGGCCGCGCTCCAGGACGAACTCATGGCCGCCCTGCTAAAGGCCAACGCCTCCATCCCGATGGCGGTCGACAAGCTCCGATCGATCCAGGAGGTGGCCGCCCTGGCGGAGGACCAATATCACAAGGCCGCGACGCAGGAATTCACATTCGAGGACGGGGCGAGCGACGTCGTCCGCATGGCCAGACAGGCCGTGAAGGACAGCGATTCCAGGAGGAGTCTGACCAGCAAACTGAGGAAATACCTGGAGGATCTGGCCGGGAACGACGAATGGATAGAGATCGGGAACCGCATATACAAGATGTCGACCTATGCGGAGATGGTCGGCAGGACGGTCCTGCGCGAGGCCCAGACAAAGGCCACCCTGGACGTCTGCGAACAGTTCGACAACGACCTGGTCCAGGTCTCGGACCACCAGACCCAATGCGAAGAATGCGCTGAGTACGAGGGGAAGATCTATTCTATCTCGGGCAACCATCCGGACTACCCGATGCTCGAGGAGGAACCCCCCTACCATCCGAACTGCGAACACAGTATCCTCCCGACCTCCGACATCGCCATCGCCACCGAAAAGGAATTCAACCTATACTGATAGACGGAGCTAGACATGCTGAACGCCTACGCTGTTGACGCCATAACGATCATCCGGTGGGCCGGGAACGACCAGTGGGGCGAACCCGCCGCGAGCACCTCTTTATCGGTCCGGGGATACGTCGACTACAAGAGCCGGCTCGTGCGGGACGGAAAAGGCGAACAGGTGGTATCCGGGGCGCTGGTCTATCTGGGGACCGCGGTCGAGGTGACCGGGATCCTGGGCCGGCAGTTGTCCCTCGAGGACCGTCTCATCCTGCCCGGAGAAACACGGGAACGGGCGATCATCGAGATCAGGCGCCCGAAGGCCCTGACGAACCTGCACCTGGAGGTCTACGTAGCATGATCCTGGATGATGGCGTTGTCAGGATAGACACGAGCGATTTCGACCGTGGACTGGAGAACCTCGTCCGCCAGTTGTCCACCCGGGCCATCGCTCCAGGCCTCTTCATGATGGGGAACGCCCTCCTCAAGGATGCGATCTATATCCCGCCACAGGCCCCGAAGGACATCGGCGACCTGCGAGGTTCGGCCAGGACGCAGATGGCGGACGGGAAGCTCCGGAAGGCCACGGATGCTCCCGGCACGCTCAAGGACCGTCAAATTGTCGATGCCATCAAGATAGGGTTCAATATCGTCTATGCGGCCAAGTGGCATGAAGCGGTCGGGAAAAAGATCAACTGGACGACCGACAAAGGCGCCGCCCATCCCGGACCGAAATATCTGGAGCTGAAGCTCCGCATGTTCAACAAGCGGTACCTGAAGATCCTCTCCGACTATATAGCCAAGGTCCTGGGGAAGAAGGTGCCGTCATGATAAAAGAGGTCTCGACGCTGATATCGAACCTGACCGGGTTCGTGATAGGGACGAAACTCCAGGCCGGCCACCTCCAGCAGGGGGCGCCAGAGCGGTGCGTCATCGTCCTGGAGACCGGTGGCCCGGCAGATTTCTATCCGATCCATGACCAGGTCGACCTCGGCATACAGGTCACCTGCCAAGCCCCGTCCTATGCGGACGCCCACGAGGACGCCTTCACGGTGTTCCGGGCTCTCCACGGCGGATGCGGATATGAGATGCCCGGCCAGGACGGAGGCCCGGACCTCCTGGTCAATACGATCGAAGCGGTCGCCTCCCCGCAGTACCTGGGCGAGGACGAGGAGCGCCGGCATTTGTTCACAATAAACTTTACGTTTAGGATTGAGGAAGGGAGCTGTAGTTAAGCGGCCCCGCACAGGAGGATAGGATGCCTACATTTCCATTCGGTGACAAGGGCCCCTGCGAGATCGTCTGGGGCTACGGTGATTCCGGCGCCGCTTATCTGGGCAAGACCGCCGGAGACGTCAAAATAACCGGCGAGACCAACGTCTCGGACATCAACGAGGACCAGGCCGGTGACGCCGCCGTCAACGCCATCCTGACCGGCACGACCCTGACCGTCGAGGTCCCGCTCACCAGACTGACCCTTGATCAGCTCGCCAAGGCTCTCGGCGTCACGAAGACCGGCCACAAGGTCCCTCTCGAGAACCAGGTCGGATGCGATCTGTACGCCCTCTCCAAGGCGATGGTCATCAAGCCGCTCTGCGGCAACGCCATCTCGACCGACCCCACGAAGTGGATCCACCTCTACAAGACCTACCCGATCGCCAACCTCGACCTGACCTTCAACAAGGACACGCAGAGGATCATCAACGTCAAGTTCAAGGTCTTCGTGTGCCAGGAATCCGCGGACGGGATCGTCGGCAATTTCGGGACCCTCGGGATGGATTCCGGCGCCTCGGTGATGTGACATGGCCGAGCGCAGACGGTTGGTCCTCAACACGCTTCATGACCCGATCGAGGTACAGGTCGGGGAAACGGTCCTGACGTTCAGGCCGATCACATTAGGGGGTCTGGCCAAGCTCGAGAAACTCGACACGGAGGCTGCAAGCCTGGCCGAGTTCCGGGACGTCCTGGCCGGCATGATCCAGGGCGACGCAACGGTCCTGGATGACCTGCCCCTGGCGGAAGTCCACACCGTTGTCGGGTTCCTCATT